CCCATATTTCTCTTATTAATATATCCGGGGTCACCTTCGTTTGATGTAAAATTTAAATTTGGATATGCTGCTCTTCTTGCTGCCGGCTCATGGAAATAACTCATAAATTCATTTATTTGTCTTTCTGAAACATCTGGGTAATTTTGTTTAATCATATCTACAACTTGTGGTGTAGCTGCAGTACCGATTCTATCAAAGGCTTTTATAAACATTTCTCTATCGTTACTAGATAAAAAAGTATCTCGTTTAAGCAATTCTTGTCCTATTTGGCTTACACCACCACCGCCTGCAAAAGCTCCAATGCCACCTGAAGTTGATTGCTCTGACATCATTTGTTGGTCACCCACTCTAGCTTGTATGGCAATTTTCTGTTGTTGCAGTTGGTCTATAACATCAGCAATTTGTTGCGCTTGCTCGTATTGTTTATTCCTTACATTCATATCGTACTCATTTGTAAGGCTGTCGATTTCATTTTGTATAGTAAACATTTGGTTCTTAGAAGACCTTTCTTGCATCCTAGGTTCGTTATATTCCTCCATGGCTTCATACTCTGCGTGAGTAGCACCGGGCATAAACGTACCATCATCCATTGAATGTGATGTACCTTGGTCTCTTGAAGGCATGACAGGTTGTGCGTCTGGATATAGCATTTTAAATTCTTGTTCTGACAATGATTCACCGTTTCCTCGATATACAACCTTATTGTCAATAATTAATTTATGAAAAAAATTTCCATCATTAGTTGCCATTATTCCACCCAATTTTTCTGTTTCTCTATTCGACATAACACCCGGACCTATGAGTTTTGGACCCATTCGACTGCTTAATTCCATCATTTGTCTTTCTAAATCTTTCATAACTAATTCCTATGTATAATATTTCTCTATGCCATAACCAGTAACTACAGGTGGTATCTTGACTGATATGTTTCCACCTGTTGACACAGATAATATGCCAACCAAACCTTTTGCCTCTAAACCTTCATTCGGAGTATTTGGCTCATGTAATTGTAGCCAATAATTGCCTACATAAACTTGTAATACGCCAATACTAGTATTCCATATTACATCACCCTGTAAAAAATTCAATTCAGCGATTTGTGCCTCGTTAAACTGTGGTGTTCTATTAGGGTCAAACTGTCCTAAGTTTAATTCTAAAACTCTAATTAACCTGTTAAACACATCAGGATTAACCTCATCTGATGCTATGGGTAATCTAGTAGGTAATAACTTAGCCATTACCTTCTACCGTCAGGGTGGATGTCGAGCCTTGTATATCCAAGCCTCCACTTATATCCTAGCCTTACTCCTACTTCTGCATCGTCATCGCTTTGCAATCTTATAACAGCCTGCCTACCTCTAGCTCTAACATGTAGCTGGTCTGTGTTATTTGAAATATCTTTGGTTACTCTTGTTGTTAATGATTCACTAGGAGAGTTTCTTGTTTTAACCAAGATATTAATTTGCGGTACTCCTGTATCAACATTTGTCCCATAAAATTTAATGTCAGGAATAATTCTTCTTATAAATGCAAAGTCATTACCTTCTTGCAAATCAAAGTCTGAGCTTTCTACAAAAACACCGTCCATTGGTAATCCATCGTCATCATCACCATCTTCTTGGTTGTATATATAATTGTCCGCAGTAGCTAATGGTCTGTTAAAGACACCTTCATCAACCCAAGCAGTTCTTTCTAATTGACCGATACTCCAGCTACCTTCTTCGTAATTGTAAATTACATAACGAGATATTTCTTCAGTACCATCACTGTCTGCTGGATAAAACCACCATACTTCATTAAATTCACTATTTAATAATCCAAATACTTTAAATGCCTGTCCTATATTTAGGTCTTCCTGTACATAACTTAATACACTACAAGGTAATTTTTTCACTGAGCCATTGTATAAATAGAATCCATCGTCTGCCATCCAAAATATTCCATTAGGAGAATTGGTACAGGCATTAGGACCAATCATACCAACACCTTCGTTAATTAGATTTACAGAGAAGGTTAATGGTGGTCCTACAAACTGCATACTATATAAAGCAGTGTCAGTCCAAATTAGTGTTTCCTGTCTTGACCTTATACCACCTATTATTTCACTTCCTGAAGATAATCTAATAGAACCTGCTGTGTTATCAGTTTTTGGTTGCCACTCTGCAATACTCTCTTGGTCTGAGAAAGCAACAAACATTGGGTCAATAACTCCTGTTCTTACTCCGCCTGATACAGGGTCAGCACCCAAGACAATTACATGCCTATCTGTGTCACTTACGATTGTTTGTAATCCAATTGTTGGTGCTAAGTTAGCACCTGATAATGATGTAATGTTTACAGCTCTTGATGTTGTACCGCCTGATTCATCCCAATAAAATATACCGCCACCTCTTGGATGTAATATCAAATCTTCACCAAAATTGTCAGCAGACCATAATCTTAATTGGTTAGTAAATGATAAAGAGGTTGAGGAGCCAAAGCCTCCTTCTCCCCATAAACCTGAACCATAACCGGTTGATTGGATGTATACATCTAGTCCTGCACTTAATTGGTAGGCTGCGTCAGCAGCTGAACCACCATTGCCAGTATCACTACCATTTGCTGTAGCTGTAGCTGTGAAAGTAAATGTATTTGCACTAGGAACTCCAGTGACTTGATATTCTTTATTTAGAACAGCAGCCGTAATAGTGCCACCTAAACTTACTGCACCAGCTAATGTTACAAAATCATTTACAGTTGCTCCGTGTGCATTATCTGTAGCTGTTATAACTGCCGAACCATTAGTAGCTGCAAATACAATACCATTGGTTGTCGTAGCTCTTATAGGTGTAATGTCGTTTAGTGTTGTGCCTTCTAGCACAGTAGCTTTTAAATGAGTGCCAATAAATAGATATTTATTGCCTTCTAAAGAAGTCCATGCAAATAGTTTTCTACATGTGCCTATAAATTGAGTTGCAGTTTGTTTAGTCCAACCGCCAATTTTTTCAACAAAACCTTTACGAAATCTAATAAGAGAAGCATCGAACCATCCACCCGCATTGGTGTAATCCGTTCCCTCCTTATCTATTCCTGCTTTAAACTGAAACTTTGCAAATGGCATGTTTCATCTTCTATGCTATTCTAATAATAGCTGTTGCTGCTGCTTTCGCAGGAAATACAACAGTAAAATCACCTGCTGTAGAAGTTTTATCTCCACCAAAGTCAATTGTTGCTACTGATTTATCGCCATTAGTGTCGTTATAAATCATACAGCCTCTTGCTGTAATTGTAGCTGTACTGAAAGTTAAGTCATTAAAATCAGTAACTGCTGTAGTACCTGTGGCAGATGGCGTTACATTAGTTAATGCAGCTCCACCTGAACTATAGTTAGTACCACTAGCTTGCCCTGTTGTAGTAAATGCAGTTGTAGTAGCTCCTAAAGTTGCTGAACTTGTGTATAAAGCCAACTTAAAGCTGTTGCCACTACTATTAGTAAAGTTATGTGTTCCTGTCAAAAGCTCTACTTTGAAGCTTGTTGTGAGAGTAGATGTTATTGCCATATTAAATACCTTTAATTATTTTTGCTAAATCCTCACTACCCCCTTTAGATAAATCTTGAATTAAGGTAGCCTTATAAGATTTTAAAGCATTTTTGATATATATCAAACATACTTGGTAAATTAAATCTTTATAGGCTCTAGCTTGGGCTTTAATATGTTCTTCATTGTTGTCTGAAACGCCTACTATTTTGTCTGTTAGTTGCTCTGCCCAGAACTCTGGAGGATGACCACCAAACTGTGTTGTGACTATTTCTACCATACCCAACTCAGGCAATCCATCAGGTGTAATCTTTATTACCATTTATTAGGTTCTCCTATTTTTATTTTTGCGTTTCTTCCTATCAATGTTGGCTTAGGTGTTATTTCTTTTTTTTCACCCTCGCTAACTTTTTTTGTTGTTATAACTCCATTCTCTACTACAGGAACTAATGGGTCATCTAACCTGTGATAACCATAAAGCTTTTCATCTAAAGGTACTGCTGTGTCCAGTAAGGCACTTGAATTTGCTACTTCTACAGTCATGCCCGTCATCATTCCTTTGGATAGCCAAAACTCTACGCAACCTCTTCCTGCTTCTGCAAAATGTAAATTACCTTGATAACTAAAGTCTATACCAAATAACTTTAGAACAGCCACCTCATTCCATAAGGCAAAGGCTATTGCGTAAGCTACAGTATTGTTTAGATAGGAACACTCCATATCTCTTAGAATTTCATCAATTGGATATAGGTGTAGGTTGTTACATCTTTTATCCAGTTCGCATGTATATATTGGTTTGTTGTGGTCAATTAGTAAATCGCGCATACCTTGTGTTTGACCACCTGCATCGTCACTATCTAAGAACCTAGATGGTGGGTCCATCATAAATACTCTATCGTGAAATATTACTGTGCCAACTGCGTTGATTGCCCATACTTCATCGAAGTCTGAGCCGTGTGATTTTGCTAGATTGTAATCAAACCAACTAGCACCCATGCCTACTATGGCAACGGTTTTACCTTTTAATTCTTTGATAGGTTCCATATCTCTCTCTTAAATTGAAACTTATGTTACATTCGTTCTTAGTGAATCATACCTCATTTCGTCTCTAGTATCTCTACCTTCGCCTAAATTTTTCAATCTTAGTAAACTCTCTTTAAACCTTGCCTCATACAAACCAATGTCTGCTGGGTCAAGTTTTAAAAACACAGAACCTTCTAGTAGACAACCATATAGCAAAGTATCAGGTGCATCTGTAGACAGATATGTCGTACCTGATGCTGCTGTTGTAAGTGATTGTGGCTTTGCTAAATAATGTAATTCCATTGTGTAACTTGTATCAGGTACAGGAGCCACCTCGAATGAACCTTGGTCAAATATTGCATAGTACCTAGGCTTACCTCTTGTTGCTGAGTCTGATACAAATTCTTTAATAAAAGAATTATGTTTCAGGTCTAAGTAATCGTAATTATCTGAACTAATTACTGCTAAAGAAAATGGTGCCAAGAAGTCTGTTGGCGTACCTAGGAATCTATTATTAGTAGTTACATTACCTGTAACATTTTTTCTTTGGTCAGGTATCTGTACTGACTTTAATATTCTTTCTTCAGCCTGCAAGATAATATTGTTTAGGTTACTAACAAAAGTAGTCTCGTCACTTTCTAAGTAATCTTGTATAGCTGTCTTTAATGTTGTTAGTGTAAAACTCATGATGTTGTTATTGTAACTGTACCAAGGGTTGTTGTCATGGCATTGGGTATTGTTAGTTTCTTACCTATTATGCCTAAATCAAAGTTTGTATAAACTGTAAAGTTTGTTGGCACAACACTGTTATCAGTTCTTGGCTCTCTAACAGCTTGTTTGTCTGCTTTATTAGCTTTTGGCGTTAGTTGTGGGTGTTTGGCTTCATAGCACTCAGGACATGTTTTTAAACCATTCCATTCCTTTTTAAGTTCTATAAGACCATATCTAAAACCACATCTATCGCATAATCCGTATGCATTTTTACTAGACGCAAAAGACATTATGCTATGTTGTAGGAAGCCACATCGGGTGTAATTCTTAGAGAAGCTCTATCCTCGTCTGCCTCTAAAGCTCTCTGGAATTCTTCCTCGTATATTTGTTTTAGTAATCCTGTTCTTTCAGGGCTTTTCTTAACTGATAAGTAATACGCAAGACCTGCTGCTAAACATGGATAGAACCTAAATGGTAAATCTAATGTGTTTGTTGCTGAATCTACATCATCTATTCTTGTTAAAACATTCATAACAACTGTATAGGTTGATGTTGCATCAGGAGCTGGGTAAACGCTTATAGTTGGAGACAACTGCTTGTCTATAAAAAATTGTAGTGGCTTTCCTTTTATGGATTTATTAGGTATAGCAGAATATTCACTTCTTGATAGCCTAGACATTTGTATGTCTGCGTTTTGACCATTTACTGTTTGTCGCATAAAAGCGTCCAATACATCAATAGCAGCTGTAGTGTTGACTGTATCAACATTGTAAGATGTCGTACCTGCAACCATGGTTACAGTCTTTTGTTGTACTGTCCATTGGTTCAGACCTCTATTTGCCCATTCAGCCAATAATAGATTTAAACTTCTTCTTGCTGTTTTTAAATCATAGGCTGTTCTAAGCTCTAAGCCACATCTTTCAAATGCCTCTTCAATATAATCAGCGACATCTAATTCAAAATCTTTTGAGCCTGATACTGCCATGGCTTACTTCTTAGCCTTTCCGCCTCTACCAAACTTCTTAACGCCTGCTTTACCGCCACCCATCATTTTCTTAACGCCTGCTTTACCGCCACCCATCATTTTCTTAACGCCTGCTTTAGCTGGTCCGCCTATGTTTCTTTTCATGACACCTGACTTAGCTGGTCCACCCATATTTCTTTTCATAACGCCTGACTTAGCTCCGCCACCCATAGACAATTTTACAATGCCTGATTTTGGTACAGCTCCACCGCCTGCCATTTTCATAGCCTTGCTGTTTTTCATTGATTTTGCAATTTCTGACTTGTCTGAACTAGACAAACTACCTACTAATTTTTTTAAACCTTTTAATGATTTTGCCATCATTTACTCCTTCTATTTAGAATTTTTTGGAAATCTTCTTGATTCCAATTATTATAATACCCTATTTTTTCCAATCTTTCAGATGCTTTATTTAATTCATCTAATCTTTGCATAAACAACATGTTGTAGCTTTCTTCAAAGTGTGGCTCAAAATGTTCTTGTGCTACTACTTCTTTCTCTTCATGGTCCTGATGATAACCCATAACCCATAAGTCTAATGGATTAAGAAAACTATTTAACATAGATATTCTACTGTCAAAATGAAACATATCCATGTCCATGTTTGTATCACAATATATTACAACGTGTTTGTCTTTGGGGAAGTCTTTACCAATATCTATTAGGTCCTCCCAATAAATACAGTTTGATAAGACAATGTCTACCCTTTCTGCTTCCCAAGTTTTCTTGGCAAAAGGACAAACTGGTTCTTCAGTTTCTAAAACTTCTTTTGACCAATCTCTTATTTCTTCTTTAATTAACTCTTGGCTAATCACTTTTTCTTTTTGGGAAATCCTGCTTTCATGTTTTTAAATGCTTTAGCAGTAATAGTAGATTTGCTTTTAGGTCTACTGATTCCTTTCTTTTTTCTAGCGTTTATATTTGCGTACAATCCTTTTTTAGCCATTAGCATTTCCACCTTTTTCTTGCTTGCCTAATTCTTGAATTAGGGTCATTTCTAGTTTTAGCAGAGCTTTTCTTTAGTTGTCCTAAAGACCTTGCACAATAAGACTTTCGTCTGTTTGCTGCCTTGCTACCTTTCTTTACCTTACCTGTTACTGCTGTTTGTAACTTACTACCGGGGTTCTTGCGTTTATACGCAGCAACTCCTTTTTTAGTCATTCCCGCTCCACTTTTAGTGGAACGGTAATTTCCGCCTTTACCTGTTGTTTTCGGTATGGCTTTCTTTTTTACAACCATTACGCATGAAACACTGTCATGGTTAAGAATGTTGATACTGTGTATTCAATAAAAATACCATCAGTAAATAAAACACCTTCTTCGGGTATAACCACATCTCTAGTAGCATCGGCATCACCAACAGAACTTAATCCCATAATACTTGTTCCACTAGGAGAGGTATTTAGGAAATCTACAGTACCTGCCGTAGCTGTACTAGTTAAGTAAATGCCCTTTAGTCTGCTTCTGCCTGAAAAAATAACATCTGCTGCTGAAGCATTAACTCCTGCTGAGACATTACCTGCTGGGTTGCCCACAGCAGTTATTGAAGCAATACTTAAAAAGAACACAGCTCCAGTAGCTGTACCTGCATTAGCACCTGTAATGGATTCTGTTTGAGAGTCTCCATTAATATCAGTACCTACAACAGTGAATGATTTAGCTGCATCATTACCAGCAGAAAGAATCGTTACAATCCTTCCATGACTGAGTGCAACTGCACCACCTGAAGCTAACGCACCACCTATAGTAAGTGCTGCGTTATTTCCAACTGATGCTGCTACTGATATTCCATCTGCATCTAAGGCTACTGTATCTGCAGTTATAGTAACTGCCTTTACATCTGAATATCCTGACATAATTTACTCCCTATTAAGTTACTGTAGCGATTGGTGTTGATAGAGCAGTAGTCATCCACTTGGAGTTAGTTCCATCATCTGATACACAAGTCATAGAAACTCTAGCGTTTAGAACGGTTGAGTTTACTAGCGTCAAGGTATCTCCTGCTACATCACTTACTGCGTTAGCTGCTGTTCCAGCAACCAAAGAAAGCATTGCTTGGAAAGCTGATACAGCAGAACCCGGAAGCACGATAGTAGTAGTTTTATCACTAGCTACAGCTACAGTTAGTTGAAATTCATAATGAACTCCTACATTTGCTGTAGATACAGTAGGTAAGGTGATTACATTATTATTTGTGCCGTCAATTAAAAACAAAGTTCCTGATTGAGCTGCTGTTATAGCTTCTGATTTAGCAGCACTAGCATTAAAAGTTGTATTAATTACTTTCTTACCTAATACGGTACTTGTAGTAGAAATAGCACCATCAGATGCGATTGAACCTACGTCAGTAATGTTTCCACTTGCATCTATATCAAAATTAGTTGTAATTGCACCTGATGATGCGTCTACTGTAATTTGTTCAAAACCGTTTTCGGACCTGACTGGACCGCTGAATGTTGAATTTGCCATAATTTCCTCCTAAGGAAATAAGTCTTATCATCTTGGCTTGTCTGCTAGGTCAGTTGATAAAACAAGTTAATTAATCCTAGTCATATAATTGTATATTACTTTTAGGCAAAAAAAAAGGGAGCCGAAGCTCCCTTAGTTGGTTTGAAGAACCGTTAAGCTCCTTGGGAACCAAACACTCCACGCCAGTTAGAGACACCAAATGAGTATCTTTCTCTAGCTCTATACCTAATGTTACCTGTTGAAAATTCAGGTTCCATTGTAGTTTCCATTCCTGTTCTATTGAACATTTTTAGTCCTTCACCATCTGAATTAACCGATGTCATAATGAAATATGCATCCGGGTCATTTAGATAATGATTTACTGAGAAACCGTTAGGCATTGAAGATTGATTCTTAATCGAGTTAATATCATTATCTGATGTGCCAACTCTACCTGTTGTGTTTAAAAGTCTATCAGCCACAAAAGTTAATTGTGGTGGAACGATTAATTTATCAGGTCTAACTGCAATAGTTAGATTTCTGTCGTCAACAAATGTTGATATATCGATTATATTATCTTCAAGAGAAGTTTCATTCAAGTCAGCCATTGTTGCAGCTCTGTTACGCGCTGTTCCACCACCCGCTAAAGGGTGAGCTGTGGAAATCAATTGCTGTCCGTCTCCAATAGCAAAACTAGAGTTAAATGCATTATTTAATACATTGGCTCCTTTTACTTCTTTGGTATGTTGCATTGAACGAGCCAATGCTTTTGTATATCTTCTACCTAATTGGTCATACAGGTTATCTTCAATTGCTTCTTCAGTTAGTGAGAAAGCAAGAGCCACAGTTTCGTGTGTATATCTTGCAGTATAACCTTCTGAAGCGTTATCAAAGCTAACGCCTGCACCTTCTTCTTTGACAGGAGCTGCACCAAATCCGACTACTAATACTTCTTCTTCAAAAGCTCTTTCAGAGTCTTCTATAGAGTAAAGTTCTTTGTATTCTTCTTTGTTCTCATCATATTCAAGTCCAAAAAGTGCATTTAGACCGGGTTCTAATTCTTTCGCTAATTGCGACCTACTTATAGCCATCTAATTACTCCTTATGCTAAACCTGCGCCTTTTTGACCGCAGATGTGATTTTGAATTACGCATAAAACATTAGTGTTTGCTGAAGCGACATCTGAATTATCAGGGTCTTGACTTATGTCAATAGCTTTTAGCGGCAAACCTGCTGTAGTTGCACCTGTTGTGACATCTAACTCTGCTCCTGAAATACCTGTAAAGGTGCTTCCTGCATTTGTATAGACTATGTCAAAGTTACCAAGTAAATCAGCTACTGGGAAAGTAGCGTCAGCTTGAATTTCGAAGACCGTATTAGGGTCATCGTGTATAAAAGCAATTAAGTCTGAAGCGTTCGTGCTTGCAGGGTAATAATTACTAAATTTTTGCTCTTTTGTTGTTGGGTCCGTGAACATACAACCGTTGAATACACCAACTATTGGAACAGTTCCACCGTCAGCGTGTATTTCTACACCACCGCCAGTTACCTGCATAACCAAGTCTCCTTGAAAAATGCTAGTTCCGTAGTTAGCAGCAATTCTATAACGGCTTTGTCCGCCTGAATAGGGTGAGCCACCCATCATTCTTACAGGCTTTAGACCAAATGAAGCGTCTTTATTCGCCATAATTTATCTACCTTTTTTTACCAAATGATACTTTAGATTGTCTATCAGAATTATACTTAACATATCTATTGTTGCCATCCAATTCATTAAACATTGTATTGTCTAGTGCATCGTTCTGTTGCACATTTCGATTTTTATAATGTTCATTTCTTTCGGCTACAGTTTCTAAGGGTATTTTTGCTAATATCAATCCACCTACTGATATGACTCCTGCGTGTCTTCCATGCTCAATAGTAGGTAAAGGGAAATCAGGTATCTCGTCCTCACGGACAAATTCCCATCCTTCTCTCATTCTAGCAGAAACATTGTTTCTGTCTTCGATTCCTACATACTCTGACCTTATCCATCGGTATTGATAACCTTCGGGTGGGGTTGGAGTTTCAAGCATCCTTGCAGGCTGCCATGGTTTTCTTCTAGCTTTTTTATCGTGTTGCTCTTCGTCACGAGATTCGCGTGTTACATTTTCAATTGCATCTAAATCCATTATTTTGCTCCTTCAATTTTCACTATTTCTTTACCTACTCGTTTCAGCCACTCTTGTTGCGTCATCCCGTACGGCTTCAGGTTACTTTTCACTGAAGCATGGTTAGAATTAATCTTAATACCGCTTCTCTTAACTTGTGTTCCTTGACGGCTTCCAGTGGAAGCAGATGCAACTCTTTGCACAGATGAGTTAGCATCTTTTGAAACGCCTTCAGGTTGTTTCCTTAAGTCAGGATAAACCTTTGTCATTCTTTTGTCCAATTCTTCGTAATACTCATTATCAGCACCATCAAAACCTTCGTTTATTAGGTCCTCGTGAATACCCATTGCAGTATATGTTTTGACTCTATCCTTCTGGAACCAGTCATTACCTTGTTGCCATTCAACTGCTTTAGTATCAGGCTTAGGTGCAGTGTTTACTTGCTGTTGTGTATTTTGCACTCTTTGTTGAGGTTGGCTTTGGAAAGTTTGTTCTTGTTGCTGTTGCAACTGAACTTTAGCCAATCTTACTCTTTCCTCTTCTAAAGATACTTTATTCAACAACTCAACGCTTTTTACTTCTAAGTCAGGGTCATTGGTCTCCCTTGCTTTTCTATATAAGTCTTCTGCTTGTTGTCTTTGAGATTTTACTCTGTTTTCATATTCTTCAGTATAACTTTTGTCTAGGACACTAGCTCTGTTTTTTACTGCTGAATACTCAGTAGATAAATGATTGTACTTATGTTCAGCTTCGCTTGCTCTAATCTCAGCTTCCCTTATTTTGTCATTTAACTTGTTTATTCTTTTTGATACACCTTTAGTGTATTTATCTAGTTCATCATCACCACCTGAGTTGGTTACGACTGTTTCGGAGTTACCATCTTCCATAGGTGTATCTACTACATCTATAATAAGTTCCTCTTCTACTTGAACCTGATTTTCTTTATTAATTTCTTCCATATAAATACTCCTTATACTGAAACAATATCGTCAGGGTTTAAAATAGTAGCTATGACTTCGTCATCATTTATAATTCTAACTTCGCTTTCATCAGCTAACCTAAACCTAGAACCTGCATATCTACCGATTAATATCCATCTTCCTTTTTCACACCACGGAGACTCAAATCTTTTTTTGTCTTTATAGCAGTCAGGACCCATGGCTACAACATAGGCAACAACAGTTGCTAGGGTTTCTCTATCAATGGTTTCCTTTACTAATTGGATTCCACCTTCTGATACTCCCTTACCTTTGTAAGGCAATACCAATAAACGCCAACCTGTTGGTTGAGGCATCCTTTCAAGAATGTTTTTGTCTAAAAGGCTAGGGTCTAAAACTCTAGTGTCTTCTTCAACAAAAGCTTTATCTAAATTAATAGTATCTTCTTGCTCTATCTCAATATCTTTCTTCTTTTCACTTTTCATCAATCTCTCCTTTTTCATGTAAGTGTTCTTTTATCTTATCATGAATATAGGATAATGCAGAAATTTCTCCCATTAAAAATTGATATTTTTCCATATCTGCAATGCCATTAGACATTAAGATATCTCTTATTTGTTCTAACCTTTCATCTAAATCTCTACGGACCACATGAATAAAATCATATTTATCCATAATTTAGAATATGCCGTTAAATTTATTTCCTCGAAGAGCAGCTCCTTTGCCTCTGCTCACTCCTTTGCCATAACCCGGTTTATGTGGTGCATCCACTGTAACTTTCTTTGGTTGTGATAAAGGTATGCTTCCTTGTCCTTTTATCTTTATGGAAGTTTTTGCTTTCATTGTTTTCTCCTATTTAGTTTTTTTTGTTTTAGTTTTTTTACTTGTAGCTTTTTCAGGTGTAACCTTCTTATCTACGGTCTTTTTTTTGACCACTTTTTCTTTCTCTTTTTTTACCTTAACTACTTCTTCCATTTCTTCAGGTGATATTTCTAGTATTTTTTCTAGCATGGTTTCAGCATTTTGGATTCTTAGTTCAGCTATCTTTTCTTCAGATTTCTGTATTTTTATATTTTCTATTCTTTTTTCGTTTATTGAACTTGTCATTTGTTCATCCTCGCTTGTAGGTCTATTAATTTTAACTCAGCTTGTTGTGCCAGTCTTTGTTTAGCAATGTCATTTTTCTCATTGCCAATCATGGCTTGTTGGTCAGCTTTTTGTTGCTGTAGTTGAAGCTCAGTTCCTCTTTCCATGGCATCTTGTTCTTCTTTAGCCATAAATTGTTTATCCTTCATATCAATCTCTTTATCACGCAAGCCTAGTTCCTGTTCTCTTATAGCTACTAGAGGGTCTTGTTGTTGTGGAGGTTGAACCGAAGATAAAAATTCTTGTGATAATTCAGCCAGTATTGGAGAGCTGAAAGTTTCTATAATGCTCTGTATCTGCTGTTGTAATGCTTGTTGTTCTTGTGGAGGCAACTGTTGCAACTGTTGATTAGATTCTTGTATCTGTTGTTGCACTTCAGGTGGTATTTCTTGTTCTGCCCTTTTACTAGCAATAAATTGTAAATGCTGCATACAGTGTGCAATTATTATAGATTGCAGTTGTGGATTCATTTGTACAGCCTGTGTTAAAAACAATGTTTTATGTGCCTCTACATGTGCTTCATGGTTCTGTTCAGCAAAAGCTTGTGCAGGAAGACCTTGTAATAATCCACTGTTTTCCGTACCTACATCTATTGGTTTTGGAGTATTGTCAGCTGGTGGCATTAGTAATGTTTCAATGTTATCTACACCTAAAGCTGCATACATTCTTCTGTATGCTTCATAAATACCTTGTGGTCCATGTAGTTCAGGATTAGATTGCACCATTGTTAATAGCTCTTGAGCCATAATAACTCTTTGGCTCATAGAGAAGATGTTTGGGTCAGATACAGGTATTACATCAACCTTTCTGTCAAAATCTTCAATCTTTACTTCTTTAGCACCAGAACCTGTCTCGTATGGATATACAGGAGGTAGGAACTCTTGGAATACTCTTGCTAATATTTTAAATTCATTTTTTTGTGCATAGTGCAATCTTTTATGAATAGCACTCATTACCTTTGTGCCTTTTTCTAATAAGGCTACTGTTGTTCCTACTGGCATAGCTGCATTGCTGTCGCCAATATTCATATCAGCTATAGATGCAAATCTTTTGCCTGATTCAACTAATAATCCAAGCAAGCTGAATAAAACACTACTTGGCTCTTTATACGGTAATGGCATTAAAGAATCTTTTAATGCACCACCGGGAGCATCAACATCTCTAAATTCACCCGGCTGTAGTGGTGAGGCTTCATCTCTAATTCTTATGCCTCTAGCTTTAAAACCTGCTGGTAAGTTGCTTAAAGTACCTGCATCGATTAATTGTCTTAATATAGATGTAGATGCCTTGGATAAGCCACCAATCATGTGTGATAAACCTAATCCATAGAAGCCTAATCCCGGTAAAAACTTGTATTGTACAAAGTAATTTATCTTGTTTCTTAATGGGTCTTCAGGCTCATAGTTTCTTCTAATAGAGAGTATTTTCTGTGAAGAATCGTCTATTGTGATGATATAAGGTATTTTTAAACCTGTTGGTTCGCCCTCATCATCTAAATCTTCAAAGCCTTCTATTTCTGCAACTGTATGTATTTCATACAATTTTCTCTGCTCGTCACCTGTGTAATCAGGCTCTACACCCTGTATTTTGTCTATTTCTTTAGATATATTGTCACGAACAATAGTTTCGTTGTCTTGTAACTCTACATCAGCATAGAAACCAGTAAGCTGTAATTTCCTAACCTCATTACTGCTCATTGACACTATATGCGTCACTCTCTCTGCTCCTAATAGGTCAGTTGCCTCGTAAGGAACCAATATATCTTCAGCAGGTATAAATTTTGATACAGGTCTGTTTTTTGCTGCATCGTAATAAACTTTCTTAAATGCACTACCTGACAATGGTAGATAGAACAATAATTGGTCTAAATCGGGGTCATATTCAGGCATTTCGTTCATGATGTAGTAGTTCATAAACTCACAAACTCTTTGAGCTTGCATTTCTGTGTTCATGTCTCTCTGACCAATAATCTGTGTTTTTACAGGTCCTTGTGACGGTAAAAGTTCTTTATAGGCTTGTGCTTGGAACTGAGTAACTGCTTCTGCGAGTATAGGATGTATGACACCACTAGAGCCTTCAAAAGGTGTACTTCTCTGCTCGTCAAACCTCATTCCTAAGTATTTCAGACCGTCAGTGTATGTTTTTTCCCATTCTTTTCTTGATTCTTTATCGTTTTCTACAGCATTAATAAGCTGTGATGAGATGCTACCTAAAACTGATTCGTCTATGTAATCAACCAAATTGGCATCAAATGGTATCTCTTCTTGTGGTTCTTCCATTGGCTCATCAAAACTAATAACATCATCTCCAATGTTAATTTCCATAGAATCAATCATTGATTCATCAAAGGTTTGCTCCGGAGCTTCTATATTAAATTCATCCACGCCAACATCAACAGACTTAGTTTGGTCTATTATGTCAGGATTGTTTTCAGTACCTAGTTGTCTATCTATTGCCATAGTTTTCTATTATATCCATAAAATTAATAATATGTTAATGCCTTTCTGTCAAATGACACTTCATCCTCGTAATCATTCTTCAATTCAATCAACCCACCTTGTCTAATTCGCATCAAAGCCATAGTAGATGAATCACAAAAGTCATCGTGTTCACCAAATGGAAAAGCTGCTAATTCTTCTATAACCTCTTCTGCAAAAGCGTCTTCTGTTGCATATACCATACCACTTTCAAACATAGGTGCAATAGAGTTCATTCTTGCCACCTTGTCCTGTCCTCTACTTGGAGAGTAAGACTGTACGGGTATACCTATCTTTCTTAACTCTTGCGTTAGTGGTGTTCCACTTGCTTTTGCTTCAATCAAGACAATATCAGGCTCCCAGTATTTATACTCTTCTAAGGCTAATTTTTTTAGCTCAGGAAAATCAACTCTATGTCTACTTGCATCTAATAAAATGACAGCATTTTCACCACCATCTTCAGGGTCAAAGATTCCCCATGTAGTTATTGCAGAATAGTCGGCAGTTTCTTTTGCGCTAAAAGCTGTATCGTAACTTTGGATAATACACTCACACTTTGGTATTCCTTCTTTTTCCCATATCTGCCACCAGTCTCTTTTGACAATAGAGCCACTTTCCGCTGTAGGATTTTGCAACCACTGTGCGTTCCATTTTGATATTGGTAATGATGCTTTTACTGATAATAGTTCTTCTTTCTTCCAGAACTCACCCCATAAAGGCTCATCAGTGTCAGGCATAATTGCAGGAAATTCTACGACTTCCCACTGGTCAGCATGTGTTTCTGATTGTCTTTTTAATAGCCTACCTGCTAAGTCTTTTGTACTCCAACGAGTCATAACAAGAACTATAGTTCCACCGGGCTGTAAACGCTGTCTAGGTCCTGATGTATACCATTCCCAAGCTGCATCCATAGCAGTAGGTGACATAGCATCTTGTTCTGAATGTGGGTCATCAATGATAAGTAAATCAGCACCACGACCTGTAATAGCACCACCTACTCCTGAATAGAAAGCTTCACCACCATCGTCAGTGGTCCAACGACCTGCTGATTTGTTATCTCCCGATAGGCTTATATCAGGAAAAACCGTTTGGTATTCTTCGCTATCAATAATGTTACGAACTCTACGACCAAATCTTACTGCTAATTCTGCCGTGTGGGTTGCTTGTATAATTTTTAAACTTGGATTTAGTCCCATCATCCATGCAGGAAAATAGGTTGATGCAAATTCTGATTTAGAGTGTCTAGGTGGCAACATAACCATAAGTCTTTTACATTTGCCTTGTGCTATACGGTTTAGTTTTTCAGCTAATATCTTATGGTGTCTACCCATAATAAAGCCTTCCCAATGAAACTTAACAAATTCTAAAAAGTCATCTCTACATCTTTCTCTAGCATTAAGATTCTTCCATCTCTGCATAAGTTTAAGTGCTTCTATCTGCTCATCCTTAGATAAGACATCAAAAGACTTTATTTGTTCTAAATCAAGCATTAGGTGGAGAGCCAACTGCTATGCACATAAAAGGCTGTTGACCCTCCATGACATGTGTTTGAAGAGAGAGAGGAGATATTTCGTGAATATCCACAAACTAGCATGTCTTTCAAACTTTACCCCATTCTTTGCCTTCAAACAACAAGGCTTCGCTATTTCTTCTTTTAATTAACCCATCAAGAACCTTTCCACCTGCTTTATTCCAACGCTTTATTTGTTCAGGAACAGCATCAAATTCTTTGTTATTTATTTTTTTCAAAAGAGTGCTGGAGGATAGGTTCGAGGAGCCTAAATTAAAAACCCATGAAACAAGAGCATCGAACTGATTTTGTTCTAAATCAACAGTAACCATATTATTAATGTAGCCTTCGTATTCATCCATCTCGTGTAGCAATAAAGCATCAGCTTCTTGTTGAGTTATTAGGTCTCCTTCTTTAACACCTTTGGTATGTCCGTAACCTATTGTTAAAACACCAGCTGCACATTTGTATGCGTTGTATTCGCAACCTTCGTAAAACTTAATTAAATCTAAACCTTTTTCTGATATTTTCATTATTTTATTCCTCTTTTTTGGTAGTAACATTTCTATAATAGACAACAACTTCTTTAAGCTCATTTATATACCTCTTTAATTCCTGCATGTTGTAAGCCATAAGTTCATAGTCAGGAACAGACATAGCTAAAAAAACAATGTCTCCATGTTCTTTTTCTATCTTTACTAAAAACTCATCTATGTTTTTTTCAGAAACTACATACCAATAAGGGTCCTTTAAATCTATCTCCCTTGGCAATATTGGTTGCACTATAGTCCTTACTATAGGCTTCGTAATTATTTCTACCTCTCTACTAGGTATTAGGCTGCAACTGCAAGCCATTATCAAGACTGTCGATGTTACGACTATCTTCTTCAATGCTATCAAATACATCTTTGGTTCCTTTATTTACTCTTGGTTCTATAAGTCCGGGCTTTGCTATGGCTAATTTAGTTAAGTTATGCCTTTTAAATATGTCAAGGTACCTTGACATTTCTTGCTCTATTTCTTGATTTCTTGATTGTATAGCCAATAAACCTTGTGTTTGTATTGTGAAATCATTTTGTAATGACTCTATAGCTAACTTCTGTTCTTGATTTCTAAGTTCAAACGCTTGGTTTAATGCTTGTAGACTTGAGTTTTGATACCAAAGTCCAATACAGGCTAGAAAAAGAACTCCAACAACACCCAGTAAAACTTTACTCACTAGACAAACCTAGATAGCACTAAAGAAACAAGTATGAATGGATATACTGCCCAAATCATATTCTCTAGCTTGTCAAAACGCCTTGAGCCATCTTCTAATCTTTTTTCTATATTAGCGTACCTGATAGAACATTCTTTTTCGTGCGTTTCAATTTTTGTAATAGCTTCTTTGGTTGTTGCCATAAATCTCACTTTCTTGAACGATTTGCAGACTTGCTCTGCATTTTTAAATTAGATTTTTTATTATTTTTTGGGTTATCGTCTTTGTGTGCAACATCTTTGTTATCACCAGTAAATGCTTTGCCAAGTTTTTTCATGATTGCTCTAGCTGCATTTCTCATAGCTCTATTCTTTTTTTCTTCAGGCTTGCTGTGAAAATTCTTGTATTCTTTTTTATAATCTCTTTTCATATTATTCTATTGTATATATCTTTAAAGCTTTTGCCTTACCTTTAACTTTCATTGCCTTTAAAGATTTTAACTTATAATTAACACTTTGGGCAGTATTTTCGCCAATTAATATATCCACTCCTGCTTCTTTGGTTGCAGACTCTAACCTAGCTGCTGTATTAACTGCATCTCCTATAGCAGAATAATCAAATCTAGTGCTTGAACCCATATTGCCGATAACTGCTTCGCCAGTATTTACCCCTACTCCAATTGCTATTTCATGGGATAGTTCTTTGTTAAGTTCTTTTATTGCTTCTTGCATTTCAATAGCAGTCTTTACTGCTTTGTTTTCATGGTCTTCTAAATCCATGGGAGCATTAAAAATTGCCATACAAGCATCTCCTATAAATTTATCTACCATGCCTCCATTTCTTTGCACACATTCTACTTGTACTGTTAATGCCTTATTCATAATCTCAGTAACTTCTTCTGGTTGTAGTTTTTCTGAAAGACTAGTGAAGCCTCTGACATCTGTAAATAAAAATGTAGCTACTTTTTTTTCACCACCTAGTTTTAGTAAGTCGGGATTTTCCTGCAATCGTTTAACTTGTCTTGGGTCCAAGTAATGTTCAAACTGTTTTTTAATTTGTAAACGCAATTTAAACTGTTCTCTAAAGCGTAAATAGAAGGCTATAGCTCCTGTAATGAACATTGATATCAAAGTCCACGTTACATCAAGCAATATTCCTGCTTGTATCAACCAATAACCACCTAAAGCTGTACACAACATAGTAAAAACAGCTAATACAATGCCTAGGGTCATGCCAAGATAATTGATTAGAAGCCATGTCAGGGACACAAATATTCCAAAAATTAAGATTTCTGCTGATAAACTCCAATCAGGTATTATTGGGGAATCTTTTAGTAAAATTGACTCAACTAAGGCTGCTTGTATTTTATGTGGCTCGAGCAAACCGACAGGGCTTGCCAAAGTTGGCACAATTCCATTAGCAGTAACTCCAATAATTACAAACTTTCCATTCACATCCATTTCTTGCAAAGTAGTCTGTGGAGTATCTACCCAACTAATCCACTTACGACCAAAACTATCTGTCTTAATTGGTGGCAAATGTCTTACAGCTATTTCCTGAATACCATTATCATTTGTAGTGATAATGTACGACTTAGTTCCTGTGAGTGCTTTTAGTATTTCTATGCCAAAACTTGGAGACCAACCTTGTGGTGTTTTCATTAACAAGGGTATTCTTCTGACAAGGTTATCAACATCCACTGGAGCTGTTGCTATTCCTTGATAAGCATTATCTTTTAGTATGTCTATATTTTCTACAATGCCTTGCGTTGGTATACCACCAACTTGATTGCCTTTGATTATTGTTCCTACTGTTTTTGGGTATTGCCCGTTTGGTGTTTCAAACATGGCTAGTACGCTTGGTATATATCCTAGTGTTTGTGCAAAGATGCTATCTCCTCCAAACCTGTCCTTCTCTGAGAAAGAGATTGACCATCCCACTCCAATTGCTCCTTTGTTAATTAGGTCCATTTGGATATCAGCTAAATCTCTTCTTGGGAAAGGAAAGCCTCCTCGTTCCTGCACATCTTTTTCTGTAATGTTAAGTATTACAAAGTTACCACTTGGCTCTTGTTTCTTAACCAATGCATCAAAAGTTTTTAGCTTGACTATTTCTGTTGGCGTAAATTGAAACACTAACGGTAAAGCTAGTATTATTAATATTGGTAGTAGTAGTTTTTTCATAGGTAAGGTGGGTAGTTTTACTATTACAGTGGTACCCACACTGTGGAGTTCTTTTAGAAATTAGCCTCGTCAAAATGCTTGTCTATAGCAAGATGCTGTCCACCAAACTGTTTAATAGAAACTCTATCTTCTAGTTTTTGTGCAGCTTCAATAATAGGCTGTATTACCTCAAACAAATCCCAATCGGGGTCTAGTTTGTTTATCCTGCTTTGGTCAAGCATTATTGCTACTGGTGTTATGCTCTCACCATCCTTTAGCCCTAATGCAATTGCAGGTTCCCCCTCATCTAAAACAGCCAGTAAGCAAAGCTTACCAGTGTTTTGTTGTATCATCGTCATCTTTTCATATACCTTCTGTAATGTAGGTTTACTCATATTAATTAACTCCTTTTTATTTAATATACCTTTATTATATATATAAATCAACAGAAGTCAACACTTAATTGCACTTAATTATTCTGATTGAGTTATTGTTATGTTTGAATCACCACCACCATTGACTATTATCTGTGTGCTTTTTCCGTTTTGTATCATGACAACAGTATAGGCATTAGACTTCTGTAAGTTCAATTCTATGCTGTCTTCCAGAGCTTTGTAGAATGTTATAACGCTGTCCGTCATGAAGGTATTGATTTGGGTGCTACTATCATAGCCCAGCTGTGTTCCTTTTAAATCCACATCAGTCTTGAGTAAAGTTTGCGTTTGGTCTAATTCATTTACATCTTCAATAAAGTCTAATAAGTCTTCTAAAAAATTCACATCTAAATAATTTATATCGAGTTCTGTAAATTCTAATTCATCTTCTGCTAAATAATCTATTTCTAAATCATCAAACTCAAGCAAGTCAGCATCAAGGATATTGGTATTAGTTCCACTATTTTCACTCTGTTTAGTCTTGTCTTCTTTTGGCTCTTGTACAATTAACATGTTGTCAATTAACTCTAAGGTCAAGTCCAGGATTACTGGATTAGTAGGTTCAGTTTCAAACATAGACACAGTGGTAGCCTGATAGGGCTTGTTAAGAACCACTTGTCCCATAGCAGTAGAAACAACAATTTCGCCACTAGGTAGACCGTCATTGTCTGGTAATAAGATAATCAAACTTCGTCCTAGCTCATCTACAGTCACAGTAAAATCCGTGCCTCTAATTCCAATTATTGCACTTGGCGTATTTATAATAAGATTTTCTTTATCTATTGTGCCTAGCCTGCCTGTGATAAATCTTGCGGTACCACTGGCAAATGTTAAAGCCATTTTGGATTTACTTGGGTCAGGGTCATAGATATATTCATCTATAACTAATTCAGAGTGTTCAGTCAATCTAACTTGGCTGTCATCCAAAAAGGTAATACCCAGTCTCCCGTTAGAAGTCTGGACGTTGTCGTAGCTGTTAATGTCTAGGGTTAAAGAAGCTTTGTAGATGTCATCTCGTACAACTCTACCTTCTCCATTCAGTTCAGTTATGCTGCCTATATTAGCAACCGACTGCACTTCCCCCGTCATTTTGAATGACACAAATAGTACCATTACTGCCAGTAGATGTGATGCGTAACCAGTCATTGTCGGTACTGCTTAATTGATTGATATTAAAGGTTCTTGAATTTCCTGTTTGGTTTAATTTAAAGTACCCACCTGCGTAACCCTGCCCTGTAAAGTTTACAACATTGTCATTACCATCAACGGTAACATTATTTGTTGCATCAGCATTGTTGATATTAAAATCAAAAGTATTGCCATCACCGGTAATAACCCAATCAATATCTGCATTACTAGCCAAGGATGTAGTAGCTAAATCTAGCGTAAAGGTGTTTGTACCACCTGTTACATCTACATTAACATTTGAATTGTCAGCTCCATAAGTATTATTCGGGTCTATCTGTACGTTAAACACGTTAGTAGAGCCATCAAACTCCCAGAAGCCTATAAAGTTATCAGCTGTTATGTCGCCCAAAAATTTGTTACTACTCCCAATTTGATTTATATCAATGGTCTGAGTATTTCCGTCTAAATCTAGTGGAGTCATCGACCCAGCTGCTGCTGTAGCGCCGCCTATCAAGTTTCCAGAACCAAGCTGTTCTGCATCCAAATTAAAGGTAGCTCCAGTCTGGTCTATATATATTTCATTGTCGACTGCGTGTATTCCTAAAGACACGACAGCCATAAAACTCATAATTAATTTATTCATATTTCCAATAACCTCTTTCTATTCCTATGTTTATAATATTTAAAACTCCTGTTTCTATTGCCTTTTGCAAAGCTATAGATACGCTTTCATTCTCTGATATACCACCTTCTATCTCTACTAGCTCAGTACCAGTAGCTATAAAGCGAAATATATCTTGGGAAATACTAGTGGATAATAGACTCTTAGATACTAATGTTTCCATGAGAACTTCCCCTGTAGATACAGAAACTAATCTTAATGAAATAGTAACTGTGTCTTCCCTAAACTGTTTTGATGTGCCGATACCTAAATATCTTGCTCCACTGCCTCCGGATTTTAGATTAGACTCATAACTAATCACTCCACCTTGTACTAGTAAACCTGCAAACAACAAAGGCTTTACCTTGTCTCCTTCTTTAAACTCTTTACGCGTACTACGAATCAATTGTCTTTCCTTGACAAGGTCATCGAGACCAACCCTTTCTACCACTCTAAAGAACTGTCCGTTTGAAGTGTGTTTAAATGCTCTTATCAATAATGCTTCAGGAGCTTGTGTTACTGCTGTGCTAAACAAAGCAAATGTACTGTTACTCTTACGCTGACCTGTTAAATCCCTGAAACTGTTGGGGTATATAGCTATCGTAGGTCTATTCTTGGCTGGTGATAAATTCTTTAATTCTTCTGATTGTAAGCTTAATGTAGAGGTTGATTGCATTTTTTTAGTTAGCACCAAGTCTCCACTTTCTTCTATTACTGCACAGCTAGAAATTAAAATTGCCGACAGGCAAACTAATCGTTGTTGAATTTCCATCACTATCCGTTATGGTTAAAGTTATTATGCCGTCTTCTACTTTGTAAACTATTGTGTTGCCTTCTAGTGTCAGTGTTCCTGATTCAGAAGGTATCTCACCAAACAAGTTTTCTACTAACTGTCTTGATAACTGTGAGTAGATTCTGGATTCGAGATTTCTGATAAACCTAGCCAGAGTTGTGTTCTCTTTGTCTCTTTCTATTTGGTCTTGTAAAGATTTTATCTCTGCTTTAAGAGCTGCTTTACGATTAAATTCTTGTGAGTTTATTGTAAGATAATGTGAGCTTGTATTATTGCCGTTAAAACTAGGGCTTTTAAACTTAAAAACTATTTCGTCTGCTTGTACATTTAGAGCTAGTATAAAAGAAAACATAACGCCAAAAGCAAAAACTAGAAAAGCAAATATTCTTACCTTTGTCGCTTCTTCCTTATCCTTGTCAGTCTTTCCTTTGGTCATCTCTGTCTGCCTTAGCTATTTTATCAATATTGATTAATTGCGGAACGCCCAGAATTGTCTTAATCATAGTGTCTTGTCTTATGATTTCGTTATCCAATGAACGCACCCTATCTATCAATGCTACTAAAATACCATGCTGACTGTCAAGTTTGCCACCTAGTCTGCCTTCCATAGAATTAATAATTGTCCCTAGCTTTTCGTCTAAGACATCTACTTTCACTTCCATGCCATCAATAATTCTATTAATAAGCTTCCAGACAAAAGCACCCAATCCTAGAGCAGCAGCAATAGGAAAACCTAGTTCAGTAATAAGCTGTACTGCTGCATCCATGATTTTATTTGGGTTAATTTACAAATTCTATTTACTTATCTTTTGCCTTCATGACATTTAAAGCAAGAATATCTATAAATTTATATAGTTTGCCAATCCAAACATCGTCTTTTGGTGTTGGTGTACTAGCTGCTATTAAGCTGCTTATTGTTACTATAGTGGTTATCCACATTACTATATCTGCAATCATTTTTTACCCCCTTTGGTATTATCAGATTTATCATCCATAACTTCTTCTGCTAATCCTTTAGCGGACTCAACAAAAGAATTTTCATAAAAACGCAAACTAGGTAATAGTTCGTTTATTTCATACTCTAGTTTTGCGACCTTATCTCTCAAACTTTTTATATGCCTAATAGAATTAATCTGTTCTTGAGTCATTGCTGATTCAAGTACCTCTGTTCCATCAGGCAATGTTGCCGTATTCTCTTCTTTTTTTTCCATATTCTCTCCTTATGGGTTTATAAACTTAGTTAGCTGCGATGTAATTTGTTCCAGTAGTAACAGCTGCAACGTGTGTAGTTTTTTTACTACCTGCTGCTCCTTTTACATTTGGAGTATCGTCACTAGCATCTGAAGCGTCTGGTTCGTATAAAAGTATTGCAGATAAATGGTCTACATTTCTTTGTACCACTTCATTTATTTCAACTTGTGTCATACCTTCAACTGCTTTTTCTGCTGAAGCGTCTGTATTAATACTATTAATAAGCGTTACGCTATCTGTTCCTGCTGCTAAACATTCTGTTACTGTTTGTGCCATTCTATTCTCCTGTTACCCTTCAAGGGTTGTTATACGAGCCGTTAATGACTCAATTAAAGCGGTTTGTTCTTGTATAGCTTTTACTAAGATTGGTACAAGTGCTGATTCAGCAACTTCTTGTTGACCTGATTGTCTCACAGACCACATTTTAAAACCATCTGCTATTTCAGAATGGTTATCTATAACTGTTTTAACTTCTTGTGCTATAAATCCATGTTCAGTTGTAGAAAATTTAAAAGCTTCTGTTGAATCTTTTTCATAACCTTTAAATCCTTCAGGTATATCACCTTTATTTTTATATTTAAAAGTTCTTGGTTTTAAATCATTTATAAAAGACAATCCTGCTGTTGCATCTGTAATATCTTTTTTTACTCTTTCATCAGAAACAGTTGCCCAATTTACACTACCATGATTTGTTCTAATATCGCTACTACCACTACCAAGAGTTGTAGTACTAGCAGTACCACTAACATCATATCCAATAATAATAGCTTGGTCAGTATCAGCAGCATCTGTATCAGAGTAAGGACCTAAAATTACACATTGATTACCTGTTTGGTGTGATACACCATGACTTCCAGCTTGAAAACCAATATAGACATTTTCACTACCTGTAGTAGTAGCACCTCCAGCACTCTGACCCACTGCAACATTTTTTACACCAGTAGTAGAATTTGTTGAGGCATTTTGCCCAATTGCTGTATTGTCTGCTCCAGTGGTATTAGCATCTAATGTTCTATAACCCATGGCTACGTTTGCTGAACCTGTTGTATTAGCATCCATACATTCAGTACCGACTGCCGTATTATTACTTCCACCTGCGTTAGTATCTAAGGCGTTGAATCCAATAGCTACGTTATCTGAAGCTGTGTTGAGTTTCCCTGCATCTTTACCAACGGCTGTATTTCTTGTACCTGAAACTGTTGATGATAAAGAATCATCACCAACAGCTGTATTATTTGCACCTGTTGTACAGTCACCTAAAGAATTACTACCAACTGCTGTATTTTGGTCAGCTGTTGTATTTGAGCTTAGTGCATGTCTACCGACTGCTGTATTTTGGTCACCTGTAGTATTAGCATCTAAAGCTAAAGCTCCGACTGCAACATTTAAAGTACCTGTAGTGTTATCTAATAAAGCATTATGTCCAACAGCTGTATTAGAAGCAGCTGTTGTATTAGCATTAAGAGCATTTTGACCAATAGCAGTATTAGTAGCACCTGTAGTGTTGAGACGTAAAGAACCAAATCCTACAGCAGTATTTCCTTCGGCTGTAGTATTAGTAGTTAAAGCTTCAAAACCAACAGCAGTGTTGGCATCGGCAGTAGTGTTAGCGTCTAATGCTAAAGCACCAACTGCTACGTTTCTATCACCTGTAGTATTTGCTGTTAAAGCAGCTTTACCAACTGCTGTATTATTATCGGCTGTAGTATTGCTTCCTAATGAGTGCATCCCTACAGCAGTATTAAAATCACCTGTTGTTAAAGCATCTAGTGCGTAAGCACCTAGCCCTACGTTTTGAACGCCTGTAGTAGCAGCAGCCATACTGTTAGAACCTATTGCTGTGTTATATGCACCTGTTGTATGGGCTACTAAAGAGCTTATACCTACTGCTGTATTTTCAAAACCTGTAGTGTTTGCGTTTAAAGAGTCTTTACCGACAGCTGTATTATTTGCTGCTGTAGTATTATTTGCAAGAGAACTTTGTCCAATTGCTGTGTTACCTGCACCTGTAGTGTTATCTTCTAAAGCACTAACGCCAACTCCTGTATTTCCTGCTGCTGTAGTATTAGAAGTTAAAGCATTACTACCAATAGCAACATTATCAGCACCAGTTGTATTAGCATCTAAAGAAAAAGCACCTACTGCTGTATTACTACTTGCTGTAGTATTAGCAATCATAGCTTGATAACCAAGAGCTGTATTCGCTGCTCCTGTAGTGTTAGCTTTCGAAGAATCCTTACCAACTGCTACATTTCTATCACCTGTAGTGTTTACTTCTAAAGATGAACCACCAACAGCCGTATTATTATCTGCTGTAGTATTGCTAGTCAATGAAGACCTGCCTATTGCAACATTGTCATCACCTGTTGTATTTGCATCTAAAGCAAAAACACCAATTGCTGTATTTAAAGTACCTGTAGTGTTTACTAATAAAGCACTTTGACCAACAGCTGTATTTAAATCAGCAGTAGTGTTTGCTTTTAAAGCACTATCTCCTAAAGCTGTGTTTGAATCACCAGTTGTAGTAGCACTTAAAGAATCAAAACCAATAGAAGTATTATTATTTCCTGTCGTAATCGCATCACCTGATACAGCACCTACTGCTGTATTTGCTCCACCTGTGGTATTAGCTCTAAGAGAGCCATCACCAACTGCTGTATTAGAAGCACCTGTTGTATTAGCAGTCATTGATGCGTTACCGATAGCTGTGTTGGCATCTGCTGTTGTAAGTGCGTCTAAAGACAATCTTCCAAACGATGTATTCTGTGAACCTGTTGTATTTACAGCTTGAGAATTATAACCAACTGCTGTGTTATTAGAGCCTGTCGTTAGTTTTTCTAAACTAGCAGCACCAACACCTGTATTAGCATCACCAGTTGTAAGATCATCAAAAACATTAGAACCTAACCCTGTGTTATTAGAAGCAGCATTTAAAGTACCTGTACTTCCATCTTGACTAATAAGAATACCATTAGAGAAGTTAGTGATATTAGAAATAATACCTACGCCATTGATTGTTCCACCAGTTACGGCACCAGTTACTGCTGCGTCTCCACCTATAGCAACATCATCTGTTACTGTTAGATCATCTTGTACTTTTAAATCTACTACGCTAAGACTAGCAAAAGCGTCAACTACT